ATTCGCGCGAGTCCAGAACTTCGTCGGGTCGCCGTCGTGCTTCGTGATGTGGTCGATGTCATGCGTCAGCACGTTCAGCCCGTCGGCCCGACACACCCGGCAGAACGGCTCGGCGCGTAGCATCTCGGCGCGCAGCAGGCGCCAGCGCAGCGAGCCATACCATGCATGCGTCGCGGCGTAGCCCGGGCGGGTGTAGCGGTCGCGGGGCGCATGCGTGGCGCAGCGGCCATTGGGCACCAGGGCGCCGCAGCCGGGTTCGCCGCAGAACTGCATCAGTCGTCACCAACGCCAGACATTGATCCGATTCCCACGACGGCACCATAAACCAGATAAATCGCAGCGATCGTCATGAGTCTTTTGAGGATTGCCGACTGCATGTCGGTGAAATCGACCTTCCCGATCCATCCAGCCGCTTCTGCACGCTCTACGCATGTCACGAGATCGGCGATCGTGTCGGCCATCTCACTGATCACAAACCGCTTATGAAACGCCGACGACTGAATCAGGTGGAAGCAGTGCTCCACGACGGCTTCAGACTGAACACCCGTATCGGCCATCTCAGCCCATGCCCGATCAAAGGCCGGCCGCATGACGCACAGTGCCGGAATGGAGTTAGTCACAGCTTGCCCATGAGCAGCAACACCAGCAGCACGATCAGCAGCACGCCGAGCAGCCCGCTCGGGCCGTAGCCCCACGTCGCCGAGTACGGCCACCCGGGCAACACGCCGAGCAGCAGCACGATCAGCACGACGATCAGCAGCGCGTGGATCAGTGGCATCGCGAATCCTTCCGGTCGTGCAGGCATTCGAGCGTCACGATGGTGCGCTGCGCTTCGATCAGGCGTGTCTCGTCCTCGAGCGCGGTGACGGACGGGCCGCGCGTGACGAGGGCTTGCGCAATCGCTTCGCGCGAGAGCGGATCGGGGCTCTCGATCGTCCAGGATTCGCGGATCGTGGCCGCGCAGACGGTTTCGACGCGATAGGTGTACGCCATTAGCGCGGCTCCTCGATGACGCGATCGGCGGGCCGGGCGGGCCGTGAGGCCGAGGGTTCAGGTAAAGCTCGCTCACAACGCCCACACCAAGGATGGACGCAGAGTTCGCCGCACCAGGGACATTTTCGGCGCGCGCGCGAAGGTCCCGCGTGGCCAAGACACTTTCCCGTGCTGTCTTGACGATCGCAGGATGGCTCCATGACGAACACTTCTCGCGAGTCGGCTTCAACATGGGCAATGGCTTGGTCCGTCGATCCGTGCCAGTCGTACAAGACGCCGTGCCCATAGAGTGTCAGCAGCTTGAGCAGCCACGCCTTGGTAACCGCGACGTGATAAACCGTGCTGGCCGACTGGCGCGGCCATCCTTCGGGACACCCGCAGACCGACCATTGGTGCGCCAGATCCACCCGGTGCCAAGGACACTGTTCGTGATGAATTTCAGTCATGCGGATCGGGGCTCTCGATCGTCCAGACTTCGCGGATGGTGGCGGCGCAGATCGTCTCGACGCGATAGGTATACGCCATCAGCCGCAGCTCCCTCGGTCCTCAGTGCTCATCGCTCCTCCCCCTCACAACTCCACGCGCCCTGTGTTGATGTTGACGGTCCTGCTGCCGTCGCGGTAGACGAGGCGCGGATAGTAGTCGTCCGCCAGTTCCAATTCCTGTCCGCAACGGTCGCAAGCGTGGATGTTGATGAGCGGTCCCACGCCTTGCTGAAACGAGCGGCCCGTGAACGTGAACAGCCCATCACACTTCGGCTGCACACACGGAAACGTCAAGAGATGCGGCACCAACGGACGGGCGAACCGTCGCCGCTGCACGTCGGCCAAGGACAGGTCGAGTTTCTCGCGTGGAACGGTCATCGCTCCCTCCGGTGTGCTGGCTGGGGGTGCAGGGAGAGCGTTCGTCAGCGTCATCGCCGATCGCGATCGGGTCGTCGGGCATGATGGCACTCCTCGCACGTGTAACCGTGCTGCTCGAGTTCGTCGAGCGGCACGGCACGATGACAAAGCAGGCACGGGAACAGGACGACCGCCGCCAGCGCGTCGAGCCGCTGCGCGCGCTGCTCGGCGTTGAAGCACATCACGTCGAAGTCCGGGCCGTCCTCGTCCGTGAAGCGGCTCATGGCTCGCGGCGCTCCTGCTCCTGCTGCTCGACGCGCCACTCCGCGCGGGCCACGACGGTCACCTCCGGCAGCACGGCGATGCCCTGCGCGGCCGCGTCGATGGTGAACTGGCCATAGGCTTCCGGCCCCAAGTCATACACCGCCGACAGCGGCAGCACGATCGCGTGGGTGCCGGCGTGGTAGACGAACGGCACCGCCGTTTGCTCCGCCTCGCCGTAGTCCAGCCAGAGATGGCCGTGGGTGTCGATGCACAGCCGGACCTGCTCGCCCTGGTAGCTGCGCTGCATCAGTCGGCCTCCTCACGGTCCTTCGCCGACAGGCGCTCGAGCAGTTCGGCGTGCGTCACCATCGTCAGCCCCAGCGTGGCGACCATGCCTTCGGCGCTCGCGCAATCTTCCACGACCAAGTCCACCGAGACGATCGTGGGTTCGCCCGCCGTGGCGGTGATGCTGACGCTGCGCACCAGGGACGACACGTCCAGGTCGCCGAGGATCAGGCGACAGTCCACCCCGTGCGGCGCCAGGAAGAACCGCAGTTCGCGGTTCGCGCCGAAGGCATGCTGCGGCATCAGTCCGCCTCGCCTTCCTCGGGCACGTCGGCGGGCGGGACGACAGCGTCGGCGATCACGCCCGCCACGACACCGGACCGAATCAGCCAATCCACCACGTCATCCACGCCGCCGGCGACATGCGCCACGCCGGCCGCCTGGCACTCGTCGCGAAAGGCCACTTGCGACGGCCGGAGCTGCCCGCCGCGCGCTTTCACCTCGACGCACAGCAGCCGGCCCCGTCCGAAGGCCAGGATGTCCGCGAGTCCTGGCGTCATGCAGGTGCCCGGATGATCGCCGCGCGGCCGCACGGTGCCGGTCACCCACACCGCGAAGCCCAGCGTCCGCAGCAAGCGCACGATGTCGGCCTGCACGGTGCGCTCGGGAATGCGCGGCACCTTGAGTCCGCCTTTCAGGACGCGCGGCAGGTTTTCACCCGTCACGACACGCTCGTCGAGACTGCCGATAACCGGCCTGGCTTTGCGGCGGCTAGGACCGGGCATTGGCCTCGTCCAGGGTGCGCTTAATGCAGGCGTCGTAGCTCGGGCACTGCGGGATGTGCGGACAGCTCCACGCGCCGGTGGTCTTCGGTTGGTGTTTGGGTTTGGGGTTGCTCTTCGGAGGCGTCATGCGGCGCCCTCGTGGATGGCCCGCACGGCCTGAGCCATCGTCGAGACAGCCGACCAGCCTGGCAGCCGGCGAGACGACGAGTCAGCCAACCAGGGATGAATGGCCGCGTGGCAGCGCCGGCAAATCAGGACATGGTTCCGAGCGGTGTTACTGCCGCCGTGCTGCAGTTGAATCACATGATGATCCTGTAAACCGCCGCCGTCGGCACCACACGCAAAACACCGCGAGCCGAAAAGCACGCCACCATGCGGCGTCGCGCGTTCCATCTGCGGATGCCAGCCCGGCTCGCGCACCAGGGCGAATTCCGCGAACGTCTGCAATAACAGCAACCGATCGCTGGTCTGCGCGGCCTGCCAGAAGAGCGTGAGCACGTCCGTTTCAGCCATAGCCAACAGGTCGCGCGGTGCCGGCCGCGACGGCAATACGCGCGCGGACTCGGCCCGCAGCGTCGCCAGGAGGCCAATAACGCGCGCCCATCCAGGTGGCGTGTTCGTGCGACCAGGCGGCGGCGGCGGGATCGGTCTCCGTCGGGTCCTCAGCGGCGGCACCGGCCGCGGCCCGAGCGTCTGCCGTAGGCTCTGCTGCACCTGCGTCAGCGCGCGGTCGAGCATCTCCGGTGTCCGGGGACAGGTCCAGCCCTGCTTGATGAGCGCGCGTTTCGTGTCTTCTTTCCAGGTGGGATCGTCCAACGTCGGATCCGTCAAGAGCACCTGACGGGCAATCGCGCAAACCTGATGGAATTCCGGCACACGGCGCGGTGACTTTTGCATTGGGCTTTTCCACAGGGGAGCGCCCGGCGCCGCTCTTCCGCGCCGGTTTGTTTTGATCTTGATCTTTAGGATCGGGATCGGGATCGGGGCTAGGATTTTGCCAGCCGTTTGCTACATCGTTTGCTAGCGGTTTGCTAGACCGTTTGCTAGCTTTTGCTAGCCCACCACGGCGCCCCGCGTCTACACGGACCTGTCGCTTCGCGCCGCGTGTTGGGCCGTTGAGCTGATACTTGTCGTAGTCGTGAATCTGCCAGCCACCGTCTGCTACGTCCCACAGCCCCGCTTTCTCCAGCGCCGCAGCCACCGCGGCCGGATCCCGGTCATGCTGGAACACGAGCACCGCCGTCGCGAGTAACCGCCCGCCGGTCAGATAGTGATTCGCCCAGCACATCCCCTCCAGCCACACCGCCAGCACGCGCCCGGTTGCCCGATCGCCACCGAGCACGGCGCCCGCCCGGAAGATCTTCGGATGCCCAGTGAAATCGTCATCAACCTTGACCCACATGCGCCGCGCCTCTTACTCGGTGGGATCCGGCAGGGAATCGGCCAGCGCCACCGACGGCCCGGCCTCGATCGCCTGACAGAGCAGGTCAAACTTGGCGATCGGCATCTTCGACGAGTGCGGCACGTCGTGTTGCTTCAGCAACGCTTTCACTTCCGCCTCCGACCAGGCCGGGTGCTTGGCGACCAGCTCGACGAAGTGGTCGCGCTGCATCTTCGAGATCAGCAGCGGCGCCGCGGGCCGCACGGCCGGCTGGGGCTTGCGCGCCGGGACGGCCGTCCCCTGCAGCTCCTCAGCCGGCGTGGCGCGGTAGCCGGCTAAGACCACGACCCACGCCAGCACGTTGCGCAGCGACTTCGCGCATGCCCGCGTCTGCGCCATGCTGGCGAGCTGATACAGCGGCTTGTGCGCCCAATTGGCTTCGTCCGACATGCACAGCGACTCGGCGCGGCTGATGGCGCGGCCATCGACGAGCTGCGCCACGGCCACCGCCTTGAAGCCGTGGACGCCGCCGATGGTGATGGGGTCCACGCTGACGGCTTTGGACGTCACGCCGTAGAACCGGCCGACGGTTTGCCAGTCCTCGAACTCGAGATATTGCTCCCCGCCGAACATGACGGGCTTCGCCTTGCGCCGAATCACGTCTTGCAGCGCGACGGCGGCGCGGTGCGCGGCGGCCAGGGTGTCGGCGGGCACTTCGCGCAGCGTCAGCGTGGCAATCGCTTCGCCGGTCTGCGCGTCAATCAGGAGATCGGTGTCAGACATAGGTTGCTCCTCAACTCGGTCGCAACGAGGCGACGTAGCGCAGCACCGCCGCCGGATCTTGCGCTTCGACGAATTGGCATTCCAGCCCGAAATGCCAACACGCTTCACAGATGACCAGGTGTGGCCATTCAGCCGGCCAGCGCCACGCGCCAAGCGAATGCGTCCAGTAGTCCGGCACGAATTTGAATTGCACGTCACAGCAGGGACACCGGAAACAGGCCGCATAGAAATAGACTCGGCCGCGCGTCATCGTCTTAGGCCGCAAGACAAACTGCCGAAGATTGATGCCGCGTCGATGCTCGTCCACAACCGGGCGCAAATGGTTCCGGCACCGCGCACAAATCCGACTGAAATAGTGTGGTCGGACGATCAACTCATCCGGCGTTAACCGTCGGCCACAACTGCTACAGGCTTTGGTATAGGTGGTCAGCAGGCGCACCGTTAGGGCTGGATCTCCCACAGAGCGCCACGGCGCGGGCACGACATCGGCCAAGTTGACCACGGGCCATTCATGCGTGTTAGACTCTTCGAGCATTTCGGAATTTCCTGTTCGAGAGGGCTACGGTCGTTCCCAACCGTAGCCCTTTGTTGTCCTATGCCGTCGCCGCCGTCGCGTCGGCTGCTTCGACATCACCGCCACTGGTCAGCGCCTCACGAATCTTGTCCGCCGTGGTCGCATCAATACGGGCGACGGCCGCATCTCGCTGATCGAGAATTGCCCGCACGTTGCGAAGCCGCTTCATGCTCTGCGCTTGCTCGGCTGGCACGCCAATCTTGACGAGTTTTGTCATACAAATCTCCTTTTGGTTGCGACGCCTTTGAGTTCGTCGCGCACTCGATTGAGGCGCGCCATTGCCTCCTTCGAGCCGCCGCGGTCGGGATGCAGGCGCGTCGCTAATGCCTTGAACCCGACATCGATGAGTTCGAGCGCCATCTCACGATGGAGCTTTACTTCGCTCTCGCGTGTTTGCTGCTCCTGCGCGTAGAGATCCGTTTCGAGATCGCGCAGCACGGACTGAAAGGCACGATCTCCCTTTTTCCGCTTACGGTCCCGCGTCGAAGCTCCTGTCATCTCGCGGAGACTGCTTGGGAAAATCGGAACGGCGTTCCGATTTTCGGCCTGCTCAGCCCTCAACCGTGCCAAGCGCATATAGTTCCGCGCGGTGTCGCCGTGCAGGGAGAAGTTTTTCGACAGCCATCGGCCCCACGAGCCATGCGCGACTTGCTGTTTGGCCTCGATTAACTTGTCGCCCGCGTCCGCGTAGTACTCCATGCCCGCACGGTCGCCGTGCTCAATGTCCTCCTGTATCAGCGGGATCAAGACTTTTAAGGGACGCGCGATGGTGGTTCTCGTCTCGCGAGCCAATGCCGCCGTAGCCACAGTGATTCCTCCTTCCTCATCGAAATGCTGTTTCCGAAGAGCCGCCGGCGCACCTCGGCGCCGGTTTCCTGGTCCCGGCCGTACCACTGGAGCGTGTCCGCGGAGACCTCGTGCTTGAACCACGGCCACAGCGCGCCCACGCCATAGCCGATGAGCGCCGCCAGCCCAAGCCCGATGTAGACCTCAATCCGTTCGGGTTGACACAGCGCGGAGATCTGCGCCGGCGTCATCGCCCGCCCGTCGTCCGGGCTTCGATGTACGCCCGGAAGGCCGCCATGGGAATGCGCACCGTGCGGCCCATCTTCACGCTGGGCCAGATGCCCTGCCGGACGTAGGACCACCCCGTAGACGTCGCCACATTCACGAGCCTGGCGGCTTCCGGGACCGTCAACAGGAGGGGCTCAGGGGGCAGGGTCGGGCGTCGAACCGCAGGGCCGCGGCCGGAGGCTGGCTCAACAATATGTGTGTTATCTGACTCAAGGGACATGCGGCAGAGAGTATGGATCTCAGCGCATATCGTCAAGCGTTAATTTGCGTGTGTCTGTAGTGTCTCACGAAGCGCCAACGAGCCCAGCCACGCCGCGGTACGCGGCCGATAACGGCGATTATGTGAAGGGCCGCCCAGAAGTGGGCCATGAAGGCGGCGCCGCTTGTCAACCGTCAAAATAGCGGCGCCTTATTTTGGCACCCCGCCGACGGCCCCAGCGGGCGCCCCTACGACAATCCGTGTCCATTCCGTACTTGCCTTCACGGAACCGCCACGGCGCGTCCTAGCGCCACTGGCGCGGCCGAGCTAGTGGCGTCTAGGACTATTCGTCGTCCGATCCATTCGGCGAGATCTGGAACAACGGCATTGCCGAGAGCGCGCACACGGTCCAACCCGCGGGAAAGCCCATAAGCACCTCGCAGAATACCGGGTTCGGCGCCAGTGCGCTCGGTGAACGCTCGCCACGCCTCCGGTCCTGCATTGCGCCGTGGTGGATAAGGATCGCGTCCAGCAGGGTACTGCCGGCGTGGCCCTTCACCGTATATCCGTGACGTCGGCTCAACTTCGCATCCGTCGTCTGCACGGTAGGCCACAAGCCAGATTCGGGCGCGGCGGTGCGGCGCACCAACGGCGACAGCTGGTACACACTCCCACTCCGCATCAAACCCGAGCGCGGCCAGGTCGACGAGGATGGATCGAAAGATCGGGCCGTCGAGGAGTCCGACCACGTTTTCGATGAGGAGATATCCGGGTTCAAGTTCCCCAAGCAGACGCACGACCTCGGGCCAGAGCCAGCGATGATCGGCCGTGCCGCGGTGCTTGCCGTGGAAACACACGGGTTGGCACGGGAAGCCCGCGCAGAGGACATCGACGAGCGAGAGACATTGCCCGCAGCCGTCGGCTGAGCAGCTGTTCGGGCCGTGGACCTGTTCGACGTCGCCATATCGCAACACCTCCGGCCAGTGTCGGGCTAACACATCTTGGCAAAACGGATCCCACTCGACCTGCCAGGCACACGTCAACCCGGCCCGCTCCAATCCCAGATCAAAGCCGCCAATGCCCGCGAAGAGACTGCCAAAGGTGAGCGTCGGCGCGGCCAAATCTGCCCCTTGACAAACCCAAGCGACCGGGTTACTATGGTTCCATGATGACGACGAACGACGCGCTGCCCGCCGGAACGATTGTCCGGTATGCCCAGCCCGCCACCGGCGAGCACGACCTGACCTTCGTGGTCATTGAGGACCGCGACACCCGCGTCCTCGTGCAGTCGCTGGATTTTCCCGACTGGCGCTTTCCGCCGCAGGAAAATCTGGACAAGGCCGACGTTGTGCGGGTCACAGAGTAACCGCCATGACGACCAAGAACATCAGCGCCGCCGCCGCGGCCCTCGGGCGCAAAGGCGGCCAAGCCCGCACCGACGCGAAAGCCGCCGCCAGCCGCGCCAACGGCGCCAAAGGTGGCAGGCCGCGTCACGCACGCTACCGCATCGGGGATGGTGTGCTGTATGCGGGAAACCCTTACCGCGTGACCTCGGTGACGCTCGGCCAGATCGGCGGCCCGCACTATCGGCTCTCCGCCGCTGGCGCCGACTATCCCAGCGAAGGTCCGACCGCAGAGTGTCTTCTCTCGCCGGTCACACCCTAGGGCTGCGTGGCCAGGACGATCGGGGCGCCCGTCGCAAACTGCACCATCAGTTCCAGCTTCCCGGCGTTGTCCCGTAGATAGATATTGGCTTCCTGTGCGGGTGGGATGCCGCCCGCGCCGACGTTCTTCATGGTGAAATTAGCTTCCGCTCTCAGCGCATAGGTAAACCGCGCCGCCAAGATGACCGTCCACCCACTCCCGCCGACCTCCGTTTCATCCCCCGCCGTGGCTTTAATGAGTTCCATGTTGCCGGTGTTCGCGGCATTCCGCGCGACCACCGCCTGATTGTTCGCCAGCCGCACCGCGCCACTCAGCGCCGGGTTCGTGCCAATCGCCAGACTGCCCGACACCGCCGGGTTCGCACTCATCACCGAGGCCACGCCCGCGCCCTGCGAGATGAGCACCTGGCCCACCGCGGCCTGCGGCACGCTGGCCGGATCGCCCGGCACGCCTTGCGCGCCTGGTGGACCCGTCGCCCCCGCGGCCCCCGGTGCCCCGTCCGCGCCGGCGGGTCCAGGTGGCCCGGTCGCCCCCGTGGTGCCCGGCACGCCTTGCGGCCCCTGAGGCCCGGTCGTCCCAGCCGGGCCGGCGGCGCCCGTGGCGCCCGGCGGGCCATCCGCGCCGTCAGCGCCGGGCGGCCCGGCCGCGCCATCCGCACCCGGCGGCCCGGCTGGTCCCGCTGGCCCCTGTGGTCCCGGCGCCCCCGCCGCGCCTTCGATGACTTCGATGACCGGCGGTGGATCCGTGATGACTTCGATCACCGTGTCGCTCATGGCGTCACCTCTGCCGGCTGCGTAATGTCGGCCGTCACGACCAACGAGCCGCGAATCCACGTCGTGACGATCCCCGCCTGCGTCACTTCCACGTCATAGGTGTAACTGCCGTGCGGCAGGCCATCCGGCCCGATGCCGAGATAGAACAGCCCGTCGGTCGGCGTCGGCACCGTGACGGCCAGCTCCACGACGGCGCCTTGGAGCTGCTGCGCCCACGACCGCACCGTGGCGCCGGTCAGGTCCACGGGCGTGTCTCCGAGCTTCAGGCGGAACTGCTGCGACCAGGTGTCGCCCGCGTAGGCGGTCAGGTTGACCAGCGACGGTAACGCCATCGTCTCCCCCTTACGGCAGCAGCGCGGCGGTAGCCCAGCACGCCAGCCCGGCCGCTTGCAAGTTGACGCGGCTGGCCACGCCGGCCGCCGCCAGCACGAAGCACACGACCGCCACGAGGATCAACACCATCCGCAGCGTCAGCGCCATCACGCCCTCCCGTCAGACCTGGTAATTCCCGCGAATTTCGATCAGCGTTCCACTCGAGACCGTCACCGGCGCCGTCGCCGTCAGGTCCGTCAGCACAAAGCCCGTCGTCATGACGCGCAGCACACAGCGATCGGTCAGGTTCGCGTGCGACGGGAAAATGGGATATTCCGCCGTCCCAAACCGCAGCAGTCCCGCGCCCGACATCAGCATTCCCTGGTGCGCGGTCGGTGTGCTGAACGCCCAATTCCCAGCCGGAATCGCCGTGGCGCCCGTGAGCAGCAGCAGCTGGTACCACACCGCATCGCCCCGCCGATGGTAGGCCGGCCGGAGCCACTGATGCGCGCCGATCGCGTTCACCACACCATTGACCCACCAGGTCGGGGTGTAGGCGACCCAGCCCGCCGGCGGCGCCCACACGGCGCCATACGTCGCGTCGGCAGTCGATCGCGTCAGCACGTCGCCATCGGCCCCGCCGATGAAGCGATGGCCGTCGTTCCAGGCCGACGGCTGCACCTGCGTGGCGTCGGCGCCATCCAGTTTCGGACTCGTAAAGCGGTGCGTCAGCACGTTGCTCATGCGGTGACCTCGAATTGCAGCCGACGCAGCACGTCGTCAAAACTAAACCGCGTGCTCGAGGCCTGCACGGTGCGCAGCGGCGCCAGCGCCGGCACGTGGAACCGGGAGAGCTGGACGCGCTGGATCAGGAAGCTCCCCACCAGGTTCGTCGGCGCCGGCAGGTTGATCGCGACGAGCTTCCCGGTGCGCGTCAGCGGATCGCGCGTGGTGTAGGTGACGCGGATCTCGGGCGTGGCGAACAGTGCTAACTCGGCGTCCGCGGTCACCGTCGCGCCCGCGGCCGACAGCCGCCGGTCCTGCACGAAGTGTTCAATGATGCCGTCGCCGCCTTCGATGGCCGCCAGCGCCGCTTGCGCCGCCGCGTCGTCGCGCACGACCAGGAGGTAGATCTCTTCGCCGTCGATCAGCGCCCGCGCAATCCCGCTCACGCCCGTCAGCGCGGGCGAGACGGTGATACTGGCGTTGTAGGCGACGGTGGCCCGCAACGCGCCCGGCCCGCTGGCCGGAATCCCCGTGAGGCTCCCCGCGGTCACGCCCGTATACCGGATGACCTGTTCGCCGTTGCCCACGACCGCATAGCCGCCCGTCGGCGCAAAGGGCGCCGTCCCGGCCACGGGGATCACCGTCGCGCCGGCGGTGACCTGGCCCTGCGGCTGTTGCAGCCCGGAGGTATCGGCCGTCGGCGGCACCGTCGCACTCAGCGCGCTGTCGGGGTTCCCGTCCAGCACCGTCGTCGTGACGTTATCCGCAATCGGGCCCAACAGTTTCAGGGCCGTGCTATTGGCGGTCGTGCGATAGAGCCGCCGCCCCAGCACGGCGGCCGGGCCGGTCGCCATCTGACTCAGAAAGACCTGCCCCACGACCGCCGTGTTGGTCGCCGGCAGGCCCGCGCCGAGGCTCGCATCGGGCAGCGTATCGGTGTACGTCGTCGCCGTGTTGTTGGCGATCGTCGTCACCAGCCGGAACGAGCCGACGGCCAGCGGCGCATTGGCGGCCGTGCGATACAGCCGCCGCCCCGTGACCGCCGGCGGCCCGATCGCGACGTCGGCCAGCGGCACGACGCACAGCGGCGCGCCGCCGCTGGTGTCCACCGTCGGCGCCAACGGGTTGCTGGCCACGCTGGCCGTGCTGTCGAGATATTCGGTCGCCGCTAGGTCGGGAATCGTGGCCAGGCGCCGAAATGCCGCGCCCGCATCCGAGCGATAGAGCCGCCGCTCGTCCGCGCGCGGATCGCTGGTCGTGGGCAGCGACACCACGGCCTGATTGCCGGGCGCCGTGCCAATGGGATCCAGGCCCACGCGCGCCGCGCCCAGGGCGCCATCGGCCGTCACATCGGTGTAGGACGTCGCATTGTTGTGATTGAACGTCGCCAGTAGCCGCGGCGTCGATCCGTTGGCCACGCTGCGATACAGCTTTCGCCCGGTGACGCGCGCATCCGCCGATCGCCGGAAGCCATCCGGCCACACGGTAGAAGTCCACCCGATCATCCCGTAGTAGAACGCCGGCGAGACCCCAGACTCGAACGTGCCGCCAATGACATACGTGAGCCAATAGGTATACGTCGCCGTCGGATCCAGCGCGCCGCCCATGGCCGGGGCCGGCCCGTGCGCGCCGTCGTCCAGCAGCCACACCGGCGGCGCCGGGACTTGCGACGTGATGGCCGCACCCGCCGGGCCGGGCAGCGATTCCCCGTCGGCCGTGACAATCGTCGTCTGATAGCGATACGCCACGCCATTGGCCAGCCCGCCGGCGGCTTGCTGAAGCATCGCCTCCGTCGGCCCCAGCGGCGCCAGATGCGGTGGCGGCTGCGTCGTCACGGCCGCGCCGCCGATGTGCGTCGTTTCCCCGCTGGCCGTCACGAACGTCAGCGCGTAGTAATGCAGGCCGGGTTCCGGCCCGGTCCCCACCGTCGGCGCGCCGGCCGTCGGTCCCGCTGCCGGCGGCGCCAGCGGGCCGAGCGTCACCGTGACCGGCGGCGAGGGCAGCGTTTCCCCCGCGGCCGTATACCAGCTGATCGCGTAGGCGTGCGTCCCGGCTTCGATGCCCGCCCCGCTGCGCGCTTCGGCCACCGGCGCCACCGTCGGCGCCGCGCCCGGCCCGACCAGCGACCCGGCCCCGCCGGCCAGCACGCCGGTATATGTCAGCCGCTGCTGGCCGATCACCGCCTGCCCGCCCGTCGTCGGAAACATCACCGCGGTGCGCACGGGGATCACCGTCTCGCCGGGCCCCACCACGGTACTGACCGCCGAGCCCATCCCTTCCACCAGCACGCGCGTCCGCACTTGCGACAGGTCGGTTTCGACCCGCAGATCTGCGAAGCATTCGCCGGGTACGAGCGCCGCCGGCACGTCGCCGGGTTCCTCCAGGAAGAAATGCAGGGCTTTGGTGTAGTCCACGTACCAATAGCCGCCGATGCGATTCGCCAGGCGCGTGAGCGCGCGGTTCATCTCCTCGAACGTGAAATCAATCGCGACGGCCGGGAGGTTCGGCGCGACAAACTGCGTCGTGAACCCGTCGGCGGCCCGGCTGGCCATCAGGTCGAGCACGATCGCGGTCGCCGATTGCGTCAGATAACTCTTCAACACCTTGCGACGGTTGAGCGCGCGGGTGTAGTCGGTACACGACAGGTGATACGCCACCAGCTCGGGCCGATCACCTTCGTACAACTGCTGCACGACCACGATCTCGCCGGCAAACAGCCGCGCATCCGGCGCCAGCGTCCCGCGGTAGATTTCGATGGGTTGCCCGCGGCGGATCGCCGGGTACAGCGTCGGCACCGGCGTCGTGACGAAGGCGCCCGCGTCAAAGGCGGGCGGGTAAAACGCGGCGGTGTCGGGCGCGTGCGGAACCTGGTTGACCGTCAGCGTGGCGGTATTCGGTTCCTCGTTCAGCACGTCGGTGATCACCAGATCGGCAATCCGCGTCAGCGCGGACGCGAGCAGCCCGTCGATCACGACGTGGATCGGCGCCGCGGCCATCTACGCGCTCGAGAGTAGCCGCTGGCCGCGCATGGACTGCGCCAGCGCATCCCCGACCACTTGCGTAATCGCCTGCCGCGTCTGCGGGTCGTTTGTGCCCAGCATCCCCGTCATGGAGATGTTCACGACCGTCCCGCCCGCCCCGCCCGGCACCAGGCCGCCGAACCCGCCCGCGGTCCCGGGGCCGATGCCGGCAAACGCCTGGGAGGCGTGCGCCGCCGCCTTGCGCGCCGGGTCCACCATCACGCGATCGAGCTGGCCGAATTCCTTGGCGATGCCGGTGATCAGATCGGGCACGATCGAGCCGCCCACGATTTGCGCCCACATCCAGCGAAAAATCGCCACGAGTTGTTCACCAATGAGCCGGACGCTCCCCAGCAGCGTCGTAAACCGATCGACGATCCACAGCTTGATCCCTTCGTAGACCTGCTGCGCCAGCGCGGGAATTTTGCCGAAGGAGTCCCGAATGATGGCGTAGAGCTGCTTCGCCTGATCGCCCGCTTTATTCCAGTAGAGGATCGCCAGCCCCACCGTCCCGACAATCGCCACGCCGAAGGCCGTGAGCACGACGGTGGACGCGCCCAGCGCCGCGCCCAGCCCGGTGGCGCCAATCACCGTCACGACCGCGGCCAGCGGCCCGGCCAGACTCGCGATTACGCCGCCCAGCTTCACCACCGCGGCAATCACGGTCTGCATCCAGTCGGGGAGCTCCTGGAATGTCTGCATCAGCGGCGCCATCCGCTCGGTCACGAGCTTCCCGATCGTCTCGTCCAGCTCGCCCATCTGATTCGCCATGTTCTCGACTTGCCCGTTGTAGGTCTTCAAGTCGTTCTGCGCGGCGTTGCCGGTCTTGGTGTTGATGGCCTGCAACATCTCCGCGGCACTCATGCCGGGCTTGTACGCATCCCCTAAGACCTGCTGCAGTTTCTTCACCGGCCCCTTGTCGGCCGACATGTTGGCGAGCGACGTGGACACCAGTTTCGCGGCGGCTTCCAGGTCGATCTTCAGCGCGCTGGCCAGATTCGTGGTCGCCGTGAGCGCCAGCTTCATCTGCTCCGGGCCCACTTTGCCGATCGTGGTCAACGTCGCCGTGATGTCCACGATCGCTTCGTCGGCAAACCGCGTCGTCTTCTGGAATTCGCCCGCCATGTCCTGATAGGACTTGATGACGGCCGGCGTGGCGTTGCCCGTCGCGTGCAACGCCGTCGTCAGGCGGTTGACGGCCTCCTGTTCATCCGTGAACGCTTTGATGAACGGCTGCGCCGACGAGACGATCGTCGTCACGACCTGGTTGACGGCTTTCGCCGCGGCGACCGCCTGATCCTGCGTCAGCTTGAAGGATTTGTCCGCGGCCGGGCCGACGGTTTCCGCCTGCTTCTGGAAGCCGGCCATCGCCGCGCCGGCCTCCTTCGTCGCATCGATGAAGGAACTGAAGTCGGCCAGCAGCGTAGCGGTCAGGGCCATGACGTTACCGGCGGCGCGTGGTGCGCGCCTGCTCGTCCACGAGATACGCGATCAGCTCGTCATAGACGCCTTGCGGCACGTCCTGTAGATCCGTCCACGTCCAGCCCATCACGCGACAGACGTCAAAGTCCTGTCGGGTCCGGTCCCGCCAGAGAGGGTTTTTTTTTCGGCCTCGCGCGCGGCCTCGGTCGCCGCCTGATGCGCCTGGATCGCGCGCTGGACTTCCATGTAGGCCGCGCTGTCGAGATGATCCAGCGCCGCGCGCACGACCGCCGGCGGCTGGTCGGCAATCACCAGCGGGCGCCCGTCGGCATCCTGAAACGACCAATCGAGCAGGTAGGCCAGGACCATCGCCTCCCCGGCGGCAATCGGATCCAGTTCCATCTGCGGCGTGGTGCCCGCCGACAGCGCCAGCGGGCGCGTGGCGGCCCGCAGGAAGGCGCGATACTCCCCGGCGGTCAAATCCTGCTTGACGATCAGGAAATCGCCCTGCGACAGCTCCAGGCGTTCCGTCACCGGGCGTCGGACGCGAATCGACATAACGGTCAAATCCCTTTCAGCGTGGCGACCAACGTCCCGCCCGCCACGCGGTGCGTGTCAATCGCCCAGCGCCACGCGCCGCCTTTGTGTGGCGCCACAAACTGCAGGCCGGGCTGTTGCAGCAGATACGGATCGCTCGTAACGATCGTCCCCGTGACCTGCCACGCGCCGGTCAGCGGCTCGCGCGCCAGCACGTAGCCGGACACTTCGGCGGCCGTGAGGTAGGCCGCCTTGACCAGCCCGCGCGCGCCGCGCAGCGTCCCGGCCTCCAGCATCTACGCCGCCGGCGCCTGGTCGCGGTCGCGTGCGGCCCGTTCGCGGTCCTGCTGCTCGCGATCACGGCGATCGCGGTCCTGCCACTCACGATCCCGCTGCGCCGCTTCCATCCGCAGCAGCAGCCCGGTATCGGGCGGCTCGATCGTCCACGGCCCGGCCGCGACAAACGATCCGGTGATCGTGACCGCGCCATCCGCCGGGCACTCCAGCCCCGCCGACAGATAGGCCAGGCCTTTGAACATGTGGGTGGGCGTCACCGTGGACGGAATCAGCTCGAGCATCACCGGCACGACGCCCATCGCGATCCGCAGGAAGTCCGGCGACGACAGCTCATCCCACACGCCGCCAATGTCGCCTTCGACGTTCGGCAGGCCCAGCACGTAGACCTTGTTCGTGTCGCTAAAGCACGTCACGTCTTCCTTGTCGCGCTCCAGATCCAGCGTCCAGTTATTGATGGACGCGATCGCCACGGTCGTACTGCCGCCCGTGGGATCCATCTTGATTGAACCAGTGCTGCCATGTCGTCGGGCCATCGGGATACCTCACGCAATCGGATAACTCATCACCGCGTACTGCCCGCCGCCGTGGTGCCACGTCACCGCGTTGATCGGGTCGAGTTCTGGATACGCCACCCGTTCCAGCCGCTGACACGCCATCACCTGATAGCCGGCGGGCGCCAAATCGAGCTGCGCGCCGTGCAGCAGGACATGGATCCGCGCGGCGGCCGTGCGGCTCGGGGTCTTGCTCGCGTTCAGGATCACGGCCTTGACCAGATACACCGTCGTCTCGTACAGCGTCTGACGGTCCAGCGCCGGCTGTTCGCTATGGTCGATCAGCGCCGCAATCACGAACGCCGTCGCGCCGGCGGGCGCCCGGCCCCAGAACACGCCATCGGGACACAGCGCCGTGAGCGTGGCGTCATTGGCCAGCACTTCCATCACGGCCGCGTCCACGAGCCCGCTATCGCTCATCCGCCGGTCACTTTCAGCCCGGTCTGCCGCACCTCGTCGATCACGGCCTTCACGAAGGTGTCGCGCGCCCGCCGCGTCACCGGCGCGAACACCGGCCGCGGCGCCACGCGGCTGGTGCCGAATTCGACGTGTTCGGCATACGGCGCCGTCACCGCGATCCGCGTGAACACGCGGCCGGGTGTGCGGCCCGGTTCGCGCTGGACGATCACGCTGGCGCGCAAGCGGCCCGTGACGACGGGCAACCGCCCGCGAATGTCCTCGGCCGCCTGTTCGGCGATCGTGCGCTGCTGCGCCGCCGCGGCCTCCGCCAGATCCGGCGTCAGCGTGGCCAGCTCGCGCTGCCACTCGGTCACGCCGTCCAGCTGCAGGCGGATACTCATCAGCTTTGCAGGTCCGCGACGAGTTCCATCGTCTCGCCGCGGGACTCGACGTCGATCACGCTGGTGATCTGGTAGACGTGCGACTGAAACCGCATGCGGGTGTCGGTCGTCACGCCGGGATGGTAGTCGCCCTCCACGACGTGCGAGACGTGCGTAATCTGCGTCCCCGCGAGGGCCGCTTCGGCATCGCGCGCCGTCGCCGGGCGGATGCTGACGTACCACACCGCCGGCTCCAGCGGCGTCCAGACTTCGGTGTAGCCGCCTTCCCCGTCGGGCGTGCGCGTCGGGTGCTCGAAGGACACGACGTGCCGCCGCTGCCCGCGCGTCGGGATGGCCATCAGGCGAATGCCTCATCGCGCGTGCGGCGCAACCGGAGCGACAGCCCGACCCAAAACGGCTCATCGTCGGCCGCGGTATCGTCGCCGCGGTGCTCCCACAGATGGCCCAGCGTGTACAGCGTGGCCGCCTGCACGACGGCGGGCGCCGTGATCTCCGTCCAGTCCGGATCGGCCCGCTCCCCGATGTAGTCGTAGACGATCGCACTGGCCTGCGACAGCAACAAGGCAATCTCCGGATCCCGCGCCGGGTCGGTGACGTGGATCTGGAGCTTGGCGTCCTCGAGGCGGGCCAGCATCATCGCGGCCCTCGCGGATCGCGCAAGTCCCGGCCGCCCTTCACCATCAGCTGCCAGTCGGGGGAATGCCGCGGCGCGCCCGTGGTCGTGCGCCCGCAGTACCACGCCGAGCCGCCGCACGTCACGAGGTCGCCCACGTCGTACGTCTTGCCGGGCACATGCACGCCGTGATAGCGCAAGCCCGGCCCGTCCTTGCCGTCCATCCCGTCCCGGCCCGCCGGGCCGGGCGGGCCGGGCACCGGCGCGCGCGTCTCGAGGGTAGAAACACGCTGCGCCAACGGGTCGATCAACCCGCGAATCGTCACGCCGAGAAACTCCGCCAACACGTCAGGCCGCATACGACAACCCGTCGAGCGCTTTCAGGAAGGCCGCGCGGAATTCTTTTTCCTCGTCTTCCTCATCCGGCGGCTCGTCCTCGTCGGGGTCGGGTTCCGGTTCGGGTGTGGCGGGCGGCGCCGGCGTCGGCGGCGCGGGCTTGCTGAACGGATTGTCAGCGTCTCGCTGCGCGAGCGCCCTCAGGCTGAAGTTCTGCTGCTGCATCATGGGGCTATCGCCGCCTTCCACCTTGCCCAGCCCGAAGTACTTGAAGCGCGCTTCATTCGGGGACAGCGCACCGGCGCCGATGGCATCCGCCGCGGCTTTGACCCTGACGGACGTCACCATCCAGATCAGATCATCCAGATCGAATTCGGTGCCGTAGGGCGGCTTCAATTCAAGGCCCGCGTCCAGGCTCGCTTCAAAGTTGGCCAGCAGTGACTGCAGGCACTGACTGTGATACTTCGCCAGCAGCGTCTCGAGGTCACTCGTCGGCGCGTCACTGATGTCCAGCAATTGCGGCGGGACGTGAAACGCGCTGCACACGTTTGCCGCCGTCCAATTGAGCTGTTCGATCAACTGCGAATCGGAGGCGTTGACGGTCATCGCCTCGTACTTCATCCCGCCGCTGAGTACGGCGACGTTGCCGACGTTGGCGCCGCTGAACTTTTCCTGCCACTCGGCCTTCCAGCGATCGACCTGTTCTTTACTCACGCCTTCCGGCGTCGTGAGCACGCCGCCGGGATGCGCGCCTGACCGGAAGAATTTCTCGCTGCCCGTCTGCATCGTCAGGCCCATCTGCGCCGCCATCCCGCAGGCGTACAGCGGCGTCACGCCGATGAGCGGGTGAAACAGCGTGACCATCGGGTCATGAATAATTTCCCTGGCCGGCACTACCACGTCGTACTGCGCGCCCTCCGGCCCGACCGAGACGCCGGTCAGGTCATCGCGCTTCAAACCGTAGTAGACACTGCCATCCGGCGCGATCAGCGGCGAGACGCGCAGCGGGTCGAGCACGTACAGCGCCGACACGACGCCGCGCTGATCGCGTTCCTTCAGCACGTACGCATTGCCGGCCGTGAGCTTGCTGGTGATCCACTGCTCGACGAACTTGTGCACGGTCTGATAGTGGTTGGGTTGCCGCAGGACGGGCGAGTACGCGGGATTCGACGTCTCCTCCCACACGCCGTCTTCCGTTTCGGCCACGAGACGCAGATGCAGCTTGCCGATGTCCGTCGCGATCAGCGTGACGCAGCCGTACACGGCGAAATAACTCAGCGCGGAGGGTGTGGTAATCGGGGGATAGTTCTGTTGCCAGGCGCCGGCAAACGGCTCACGCACGATCGGGAGCCACCCGCCGCCCAGCGTGCCCGCCGGCGGCGACAGCGCCGTCGCCGGGCGGGCACGGGTGATCTCGTAGCCGAACAGCCGCATGTCAGGCCTTGCCGTTGCGCACCGGCGCGTCGGTCGTGGCCTGTAGCGTGGTCCCAGCCGGCGCCGGGTACGCCGCACCCGTCAGGTATTTCACGGCGTTTGCGGAGGCTTTGGCCCAATTCACAAACCGCTCCGCGCGCAAGCCGACCGTGTTGGTCTGCCAGAGCGACACGAACACGGTCGTGGCATCGGCCGGGGACGCCGGCGCGCTATCCATCTGCAGCGAGGCTTCCTGCGAGGAATCGATCGTCACGCCGCCATCGTCGGCGTACAGAATCAACTCCGGTTGCAGCGCGATCACGTTCGTGCCGACGGCATTCGACGTGATGAACGTGAGGCCCTTGTAGCTGCCGCCGTTGATCGTGACGCCGGGGTACTGCGGAGAGCCGTCGAGATTCGATCGGAACGACAGCGCCAGCGCATTCGCCGCTGACATGATGAACACCACGCCATCCACCGCGATGTTGTTCGTGGAGAAGTGCGCGATGAGGCCCATGATGTCGGCCATCGGGTTCGTGGTCGCCGCCGCCGTCGGGGCGCCGTTCGTGATGCTCGCGGGATTCACGCCGGCCACCGCGGCCACCGCCGGATCCGTGAACTGCTGATCCAGAAACTGCGCAATGCCCTTGATCATGTCGTTGCGCACGAGGGCTTCCGCGCTGGGATTCGAGAGCTTGATCAGCTCCTGCGTCAGCACGATGATCCCGGCCGCCTTCGTGATGCTCAGTGACGTGCTCGAGAACGCGAGTTTCGTCACGGGCTTCGGTTTGGACTCGCCTACCCAGCCGTACGTCCCCCCAGCGGTCTGAGACGGAACCTTCGTGTTGAAGGGAACTGTTCGCAATCCTGGAATCTTTCCCAGAATCGTGGCAGGCCGCAGCAGCTCGAGAAATTCGTTGCTGATGTTCTGATTCACCAGCGGCGCGGCCCACGTCGCATCCGTCACGGTGCCCGGTGCGACGGCCGCCTTGAGGAACAGCGCGACTTCCGGCGTGGAGTCGTCCCAGCGTTTGGCGTACTCCACGCAATCGCGGATCTGGCCGGTGCGTTCCAGGATGCGCGCGCACGCGGCGCGGACAAACGCAGTGCCCGGCGCCACGTTCGGCCGCACCGAGACCTGGCCCGCGTAGCTGTTGAGCCGCAGCGTCGGCGCCGTCAGCGGCACGGCAGTCGCGCTGCTGATCTGCATCTTCTCCAGCTCGCGCCAGCGCACGAGATCGGCATCGAGGTTCTTCACTTGCGCGGCCAGCCCGTCGTGCTCTTCGGCCTGATCGGGCGCGAGTGTCGCGCCATCGTCGGCGCCGGCCTGCAGGATGTCCGTCATGCGCGCGGTAAACGCGGCGCGTTTATTTTCCAAGTTCTGAATGTGTTCGGCAGTTGTCGGTTTGGCCATCGTGGGCCTCGTGCTCGTGCGGCCCGCAACGCCGGGCAAGGTCAGGCCTGACGCGGCCAGGTGCGGTAAGTCCAAACTCTTGATCGTGTGGATCGTCGTCTCGACGTTCGCTGGCACCGTGACCAGCGACAGCTCGCAGATCTCAGTCCGCAACAGGTGCATGCCACCGGAGGGCAGTGCCTTCACGCCGTCGGCGCCGCCGAGCGGCCGGAACCCGATGCTGACGCCCGTCATCAACCCGGCCTGGATGCTGTGCCACGCTTCGTTCACGCGATCGCGCACGGCGCCGGGTTCGGTGATGTCCGGCAGCGTGGCTTCAAACGCGATCCCATCCCGCCGCGCGGTCAACGTGGCGCGGCCGATCGGCCGTTCGCGGTCGTGATGCAGCAGCAGCGGCAGGGGATTGCGAAAGGTGGCGCCCAGCGGCTCGAGGATATCGCCGCGGCGATCCGGCGTCGGTGTGGACGCTAAGCCAGTGATGGTGCGGCGCGGGCCGTCCAGGGCTTTGACGGACAACAGGGCGTAGGCGCGGTCCATGCCGCACGAGGTTAGCGGCTCGGCGGGCGGCTGGGAACTTTCGTCTGACGAAACTCCACCAGGGCGGCGCGCATGTAGTCCGAGACGGTGCGCCGTTCGGCCGCCGCAGTGCGGTACACCGCATCGTACTGTTTGGCCGGCAGCGTCAGGGTAAACCGCACCGACAGGTCAGCAGGATCCAGCGACGGGCGCCCGGTGCGTTTCGTCATGACGACCCCGTAAAGATAAACAGCTCGGGTGTGACCGCCGGCCCGGCCTGGTCGCGGTTCATGGCGTCCAGCGCCATGACCAGCCCCGCCACGCCATCGATCCGCTCGGTGCTCTTTTGCTTCGACGGCTGGATGTTGCCGGCATGGTCTACGTCTACCGCAACATTGCTGATGTTCCAGCGAAGAATCGGGTGCCCGTCGTGCCGCAGCGTGCGCGCGAGTACCGCGGCCTCGAGGGCTTTACTCGGCGCCGACAGCGAGGCCTTCCCCTGCCGCATGCGGACGCACGTAAAGGCGTCCACCTGCTCAAGCTGCGAGACGAGGTGGGTCGCATTCCAGGGATCGTAGGCGACGAGCCGCACGTCATACGTGTCGCGCCAGTCGTGCAGCAGCGCCCGCACCGCGTCGTAGTCCACCGTCGGGCCGGGCGTGGCCGTGAGCAGCCCGCGTCTGGCCCATTCGTCATACGGCACGCGATCGCGCGTCACGCGCCGCGGGATGGTCTCGGCCGGGCAGAAAAACTCGGGCAGCACGGTAAAGCCGGCGCCGTCGGCATCGGGAAACACGGCGACCGCCGCGGTCAAGTCCGTCGTGGTCGAGAGATCCAGCCCGACGTAACAGCGTTTCCCGACGAGGGCCGCACGGTCGATCGGCGCACAGCAGGCGTCCCAGCTCGCCAGCGCGATCCACCGCACGGCCTGTTCGGTCCACTGCGACAGATAAAGCCGCCGGAAGGCGGCTTCCTGTGCGGGAATCTCTTTCGCGCGCTGACACGCGGCCCGCATTTCGTCGAGCGACCGGAAATCCCCGAGCGCGGGATTCGCGCGGTGCCACACGGCCTCATCCGTCCAGTCCGCATCAATGGGCGCCTCATAAATCACGCTGAGAAACGTGGGATCAATCTCGGGCGCCTGTTGCACACGCTTGGCGTGCTGGTACAACTCCCACAAAATCGAATGGCGATCGTAGCCGGCGGTACTGATGGCGACAACGAGCGGTTGCGCCCGCGCGCCGGTGCTGGACGCGAGCACGTCCCACAGTTCGCGCGTGGGCTGCGCGTGGAGTTCATCGAACAGAATCCGAGAGGCGTTCAGACCGTGCTTCGAGTACGCCTCCGCGCTGATCGCGCGATACACGCTGCCGCTCTTGCGATGCACGATCCGCTTTTGCGAATCGACAATCTCGCACGCGGCCGACAGCTCGGCATCGAAGCGAATCATTTGCGCCGCGACGTGGAACATCAGCGCGGCTTGCTCTTTGCCCGCGGCGGCGCTGTAGACTTCGGCGCCCATCTCGCCATCGAACAGCAGCCCATCGATCGCCAGCGCCGCGCACAGCTCGGTCTTGCCGTTTTTTCGAGGCAGCATCAACAGGCACGTCCGATACTGCCGGCGCCCCGTCGCGGGATTGGTTTTGAACAGCGCGCGCACGATGCGTTCCTGCCAGGGACGGAGATTGAACAATTCCCCCGCGGCCGGGCCTTTGGTGTGCCGCAACAAATTGAGCAGCCGCACCTTTTCGTCGGGACCAGGGTCGCGCCGCGCCATCAGTCTGCCGTGAACACCACAACGGTAAATTGCCGCTGCGCGATGCCGAAATTGTTCCGCGCCGTCAGCGTGTAGGTGGTCGTGACCGTCGGAAACACCAGGACAAACCCCGTGGTGGCCACGCTGCCGATACCGGGATCGATCCGCACGCTGGCGCCAAAGTCGGGCACTTCCCACCGCAGCACGGCCAGCCCGCCTTTCGAGACGCGCGCGCTGTCGGCGCCGAAGCTCACGATATCCGGCGCGCGCTGCTGCTGGCCCGTGCCGCCACACGTCGTGGTGGCCGTCGGACTACACGGCGTCGTGGGACACGTCGGACACGTCGGATTCGTGGTGCCCGCCGTCGTCACGATGGGCGTGGGCGACGTGGGCAAGGTGACGTTCGTCGTCACGATCGTCGCCGGGTCGCACCCGATGGCGCCGACGAGCAGGAACAGCGGCAGGACTCGTGGCATTCTGGCCTCCCCTTCGGTTACACGGCCGCGCCCCATTTGCTGGCCGGCGCCGCCATCTTCGGCTGGAGCAGCCGCGCGCGCAACGCCAGCACGCACCCGCTCAGCGCCCGCTGCCAGGCTAATTCCTGCCGATCCAGCAGCGCCAGCCGCTTGCCCGCGGCCCGGTGCCGCCGGCCGCGCAGCTCCACCAGGCGATCCACCGCGTGCGCGCCTTCCAGCGCCAGCACGCCATCGAGCGCGCCCAAGGCGTAATCCGCTTGCAGCCGCGCCAGAAACGCCCGGCCGTCGTCCCCCAGCGCCTCCAGTTGCGCCGATGTCGGATTCCACGCGGGTCCGGGCGGCAACAGGGCCGTGTGCCGCGTGGCATTGAACGTCCCGCGCAGCAGGTGTTCCGCCGGTGTCAGCCGGTTGTGCCCACCACTGCGGCCGGGTCTCCCGGCGCCCGTGCGACTCATACAACCCCCAAAATCCTTAGCAAATCAACCCGCTTTGCGGCAAAGGCTTGCGCGGCGG